AGAACCAATGGATAAAAAAAACTTCTTTAATTCAATCAATGAAGATCCAGATTTAAAAAATTGCCAACCTTCATTTTGCTCGCCATAAATAAGTTTCTTTGCATCTAAAACATCTAATTGTCCAGAGGTTAAAGCCCTACATATCTCTACAAAATCAAAAAAGGATATGACAATTGTACCATCGTATTTTAATTTTTTATACCAATTAATTAAAACATCTTTTGTTTTGTTAAATTCAATATAATTTAAAACATTAACAGCTAATATTTCATCTGCTTCGCCATCATCTATAATCGAATCTAAATTCTCAGGATGACAATTTTCAAATTGATCATTTTTAACAAAATTAGTATTAACATATCCATTTAGATATTCGTTTGAGTTTCCAAAACAAATGTTTATTTTCATTTTATTTACCTAAAGATCTACCTAAAACATAATCCCATTTTTGCGTAAATACACTCAAAGAAAATTTATCAATAATTGTTTGTCTAGCATTCTTTCCAATTTCTCTACACATGTCTGGATTTTTTAAACAAACTTCTAAATTTTTTCTAATTTCGTCTTTGTCATTTGAAATAAAACCATTTTTGCCATTTTCTATAAATGATTCTATCATTTCGTTTTTAGTGGTAACAACACAACACCCACAAGACATAGCTTCAAGCAAGGTAGTTGGAACTGGACTATGTATAGAGGTATTTAAAAATATAGAGTTTCTGTTATAGATGTCAATAAGTTCTTCTGTATTTTTAGCTGGCTTAGAAAAGTTGGGCGTATCACCAGCTACATAAACTGGAAGATCTTTTGTTACTTCTTTCCAAAGTGTAAAACCACATTCATAATCTCTATTTATCCAATCGTTTACAATACTTAATACTTTATTTTCTCTTTTTATATTTTTGTTGTGAAATATAGAACTGTTTATTCCATGATCAATAACATAATATGCATAATCTGCTTCCCATGTTTTAGCAGAATAATCAGATATAAATATGTTTGTGTCACCAATCATATGTTTAAATTTTTTTCTATCTTCAAACATTTCAGTGTGCTCAATGCAAACAAGTGGAATGCTTAAATACTTTGCTATTTCAAGAGCTAAATTAAATTGCACAAATTTGCTTTGAGAAATTATTAAATCAAAATCTATGTATTTTGGTATATCGCTTAAAAGTGAGACATTATTTAACATAGTATGATTTTTAGGAATATCTGAAAAATTTAAATTCCAAGTTTTAATTTTAGAATTATTGATAACCCAAAAGTTTGCATTAACATCAGCCATATTAGACTGATATCTTTCATGGGTAGAGAATGTTAGAATGTTAAGTCTTTGACCAGTTTTTCTAGTCGAAGATCTTAATATGTTATCAACATTATGGTGCATTATTCACCAAGCTGTTCTATTATATATTTAATAAGGCCATGTCTTTGAACATCTTCAGATGTCAAGAATACCTTACCAATATCATTGTGGTCAAGCCTATCAAGCAACCAATTCATTGTATTTCCTTCTGAATGCGGTAAATCCGTTTGAGTATGATCGCCACAAATAATAACCTTTGATTCTTGCCCAAATCTAGTAAGAAACATTTTTAATTGTCTTCTAGTAGCATTTTGTGCTTCATCTAAAATAATTACAGAGTTATGGAATGTTCTTCCCCTCATTATTTCCAATGGGCATATTTCCAAAACTTCATCGGTTTTTATTTTACGCATTTTTGTTTTGGTCATAAACTTACCAAATACTTCAAGCATAGCTGTCATAAATGGTTCTGTTTTTTCTTTTAAATCTCCAGGGAACGCACCAAGTCTTTGACCACATTCAACTAAAGGTCTAGCAATAATTATTTTTTCTATCTTTAAATCAATAAGCATTTCTGCTGCTATTCCACAAGCTATATATGTTTTTCCTGTTCCAGCAACACCAGAACATATAGTTACTGTTTTGCTGTATACTGAATTCATATATGTTTCTTGATTTTTTGTTTTTGGTTTTAATTTATTGCTATTGGCACTTTCTTTTTGCTCATCAGCAGACTTATCCCTTTCATCTCTCCAAGAAATAGTTTTTTCTAATTCTACATTATTAGCTTCTTCTAACCAGTTCTGTTTTCTTTTCTTTTGTGACATTTTTTAATACCTCAAGAAAGATTGAACCCACTTTTTCATGGGAGAATTCGTAAGCACGATCTAAAGCATTTGCAGCTTTTGACCTCCTAATTCCTTCCTTTGCGTAACACTCTCTCATCTTTCTCTTTAAATCCAGTATATCTACTGAAAACCAATTTTCACCAGATGTATATATATCATCTGTTTGTTTATCAGCAGCAAATACTGGTTCCTCAAAACCATTAACTAACCAACCAACAGATTCATCTATATATTCAAGATATCCAGTGCAATTAGTGACAATTGGAGTTTTACCAAAAGCCATTGCATCAAAAGCTGGTATACCCCAAGCTTCACCATAAGACGGTTGCACAAAAGCATTACATGTATAATGAAGTCTATTTATGTCTTCGTTTGACATTCTTTCTGTAATAGTAACAACTTTTGGTGGATTTTTTATACAAAGGCCATCAAGTATTTTTCCACAATAATCATAAAATTCATAAGTTGAATTATTGGTTTTAACCAATAGGCAAACAGGCTCAGATTCAGAAAACTCTGTAAAATAAGCCTTTAACAATGCAGAAAAGTTTTTTCTCTTTGTTGTTTCACCTATTGTATAAAATATAAAGTCAGAATCTGAAACTTGTGATGTTATGGTTTCAAGTTTTTCATATTTTTCAATGTATCTAGAAAAATCTCTAGCGTGAGGAACTACATGTAATGGCGTATTTACTCCACTGCTCAAACAAGAATCAATCATTTGTTTATTTATTACAACATTAGCATCCATTAAGTTTAAATAATTTTTCCATCCAGACATTTTAAAGTTGCTGGTTTCATAAGCAAAAAGACCAATGTTGTAGTCAAAATCCCCATTGTACTGCATATGAATTGGCAACATATGTTGAATAACAATGTCACAATTTTTTGAACTTTTAGATTCAAGCTTAGCCACTATTGGATTAGGAACATAATCTAAATTATTAAGTTTTAAAGGTCTACAAACAACATCAACACCAACAGAATTTAAAGAAAGAATATAATCTTCTGCTGCTTGACCATAACCTGTTCCATCACGATAAACGCCTATATAAAGAACCTTCATTTTTTTACCCTTAAAGACTCATAATGGTTATAAGAATCAAATATTGAAGAAAGTTCTTTTAAAACCTTTTGTTTATCGTGCATTCTGTTGTTTAATTTAAATAAACACTTTTGTTTAATATGACCCAAATTTATTGGAATTTTTTTAAAAATCTTTTCAATGATCTCGTTGTTAGAGTTGCAATCTTTAAAATCTTTTGGCATTTCAACAAACTTTGGAGGAAAATCCCATTTGTTTTCTTGTTCTATTGAATAGAAAATGTTTTTAATTTTGTCGAATGTTTTTTCGTATGTATAATTTTTAACAACTAAATCTCTTGTTTTTTTAGATATTGCTTTCCTTATAGGATATGGCTTTTTGAAAAAGTCGATGCAAATATCACTAAAACTAGAATTGTCTGGCAAAGCAAACTTTCTATTTGTTTCAACCTCATATGTATATCTTTGGACTTTTATTGGATAACCTTCTAGTTTTTTAACTATATCAGTCATTGCACTATAGTCTACAGCACAAACTGGTACACCGCATGATGCTGCTTCAACTAGTGGCATACCAAAACCTTCTGCACAAGAGTATTGCACATATAGATCCATAAGGTTATACACCATAACCATATCATCTCTTTTTGAGCCTTTTGACACTCTAGGAAATGTGCAATTGACCTGTTTACAATTATTACATTGTATAATCGCACCACAAAAAGAAGAGATTGAAAGTTTAAAACAGTTGTTGCAGTTATAAGAAAAAAGAACCTTGTTGGATATTTTTGGTCTTTCTGCAATAAGTCTAGGTATATTCCAACCAACATCTGGATAAGTTGTATGAAGATACAAAAAACATTTTTCAGAAATTTCTTTTGGTGCTTTATCTAAAAACTCAGAAAATGCATCAAGAAGATCTGGAATAAGTTTTCTTTTTTGGTTCCTCATTACAGAGCCAATAATTAATGATTCTTCATTTATTCCATGTTGTTTCTTAAATTTAATTTTATCTTCAACAGGTTTAAAGTTGGTGTCAAATCCTGGAGATGCTGAACCTAAAATGTTTATACTAGGATATAGACTTGCAAGTTCTTCTGCTGCCCAATCAGAGTATGTTAAAACATGATCTGCTCTGCTTATAGTATCAACCCAATCAACATCTAATGGCAAAGCATCAACAGTTGGCATGTAGACCCATTTAAAGTTGTTTCTTAATACAGAATCGCCAATAAATTCATCTACCCAAGGATCTCTAAATGACCAAACTATATCTGGTTTAAAATCTATTAAAACATCATTTAATATATCTTCGCCAAAGATGTTTGACTTTTTTGGAACAACATAACTTTTCCAAGGTATTTCATCTGATCTACTGTCGCTTCCATGACAACTTATTTCAGCAAGATCAAAGTCCTTAGTGTCATAAAGCCTCTTCATTATCTGGAAACCATAATTGGAATATCCAGAATTAAGATAAGAGGCTTCACTAACAAGAAGGACTTTTCTTTTTTGCATATTAGATTACTTCTTCTTCGTCAACATTTTCAATGTTTGAATACGCATCTTCCTGTTTTTGATCTACATACCAAAATTTTTGTACAAGAAATTTAATTTTATACCTATTCTTTCCGGTGTCTTTATCAATCCAATTATCTGTTTTTGCAGATGTATGGACTAATATCCTAGAACCTTTTTTAAAATACTTGTTTATTAAATCAGCGGTTCCTTCCCAAGCTACACAATCAATAAATGTTGTGTCTGCTTTATCTTTATTGCCAGTATTTGGGTTTCTAACAGCCATAGAAAAATTTATTACATTTTTTCCATTTTGTAATTGTACATATTCTGGTTCTCTAGTTAAACGACCCATAAAACTACAAATGTTCATTTCTGCTCCTAAATTTGAAAAACCTTTTTAACTAAAAGAGAATCACTACCCCTGCTTTTTTCACCATGAATTAAAACAGTATTGCCCTCTTTTAACAAAGACGAACTATCTTTGTACGAGTCTGGAAAACATATTACATCATCCACTTTTCCAGTTGAATCTGATATAGACATAAAAGCCATTTTAGATCCTGGAGATTTGCCAGCTTTTGTTATAACTTCTTTGCATCTTCGTATTTCCACTCCAAAAATCATAAAACCAGTTTTTCCATTTAAAAATTCTTTACATGTGGTATTGGCTTGTGCAGTATCGCATGAATCAATTGCATTACAAGTTAAAGAAATGCCTAAAGCATCTTTTTCTGCCCAAATTAGCCATTGAGGAAGATCAATGTGTGGAGATGGTGGATTAATAAGCAAATTGGCCAAATCCTTTAAAAATAAAACCCTATTTTGATTAGAGCAACCACCATTTTCCTTTTTTGGTTTTGCTGCTGAAGATATTAATTCAGCCATAGTAGATTCTGTAAAATTAATTTTAATCCATTCTCTTTCTTTATCTGTTAACTGTACCCAAGAATTATATTCCGCTAAAAGTTTTTGTCTACACGAATTATATCTTTTAAATCCACCAACAGATATTAGTTTTATTATAGTAGAACTTGGTATTTCATCAGAACAAAATACTACAAAATTTTCCCAAGTATTTAACTTATCTTTGTTTTTTTCCATAGATGCTTTAAGTTTATTGAATTGTGATTCACCAATGCCTTTAATATCAGTGATACCAAACCATATATTTAAACCATCGGTTGCAAAATTTTTATTTAGTTTAAAAGCATCTGGTGCTAAAACATCTATGTTAAACTTTCTTGCATCTTCAACAAGATCCATTATCTCAAGTTGAGAATCGAGCTTATCCTTTGCGTAATACAACCAACTGCAATAAAACTGAACTGGAAAATGACTTTTTAAGTAAGCAGTATCGTATCCAGTTAAACCATAACAACAACTGTGGCTTTTATTAAATGAGTATCTTTGACTTTGTTCAATCCAACTAAATATTTCTTCAGCCTGTTTTTCGCTTACAACTTCAACTTTTTTAGCACCCTCAATAAACAATTTTTTACATTTTGCCATTTCACTAGCAAGCTTTTTACCCATAGCCTTTCTTAGCTTATCAGCTTCTTGCAGAGTAAAGCCAGCGACAGACTTAGATAACTCCATAGCCTGTTCTTGAAACACCAATGATCCATATGTTGATTTTAAAATTTCATCAACAACAGGATGATATGACTCAACTGGTTCTTCAAAGTTGGCTCTTTTGCAATAGTGGGCGGTCATACTAATGCCGTTTTCATCTAATGCACGAAGTGTTCCTGGCCTAATCAATGCACCAATAGCAGACAAATGTTCTGCGTTCTTTGGCCTTAGTCGTTTACTCCATTGTTTACCAAGATCTGACTCAAGCTGGAATACGCCTTTTGTATCGCCTCTGGCAAATAAATCCCAAGTTGACTGACAATATGGCAATTTTAATGGATCAACTTCCATTAAGGGTAAAGCACCTTCTATCTTAGATTCTTCAATTATTGGCCAAGAACAACCACATTCAAACTTATAATATTTCATAATTACTTTCTAAATGCATCTTTAAATTTAATCTTTGGAAAAATGCTTCTGTGCAACTTTAAAAAGTGCAAAATAATATCAGAAGTCTGCAAAACATCGGTTAAAGCATCATGAGCATTAGCCTTAGATAATCCAAAAAAGTCTCTAAGTGTATCCATCTTGTAATTTGGAACTACTGTAGTGTTATCAAACCACAACATCATTATTTCATCAAGGTCATACATGTTCCTTCTATTTAACAAATTTTGATTTCCATTCTTATCTACATAGCCAAGCTCTGAGCAAACCCTTTGAAAAATAGGCATATCAAAATGCCTTATGTTTTTTCCTGCTGGAATTGGTGCAGAGATATTTCCTTTGCCGTTATTAAACATAGAAATAAAATCTGCAAGCTTTTTCCAAACAGCATCAATGCTTGGTGCAAGCTTCAATTCTTCTCTCGTCTTTTTATTTATTGCAAGAGCTTCATCTTGAAGATTGTTAAAATCTCTTGGCTTTATCAATGTTTCAAAAATACCATCTTTGATTGGTTCAAGGGTTTTTCTGTTTATTGCCATAGCTGCAACTTGAATAACTTCGCACTTATTTATATCTAAAGATCCAGTTTCAAAATCAAAAACCATAATTGTATTGCTATACATTTATTCCTCATTCTCTGTAAATTGTAAAATAATCGATTCTTCTTCATCAGTTGTAATATCTAATTTAAAGTCATTGTCATCAGCAGAATCAAAAAATTCTTTTTCTATAACAAAATCACCATTGTTTTTTAATACAATGGCTTTAAGTATTTTTATAAATTGTAAAGAAAGTTGACTTTTTGAATTTTGACATTCTGAGAGAGCTTGAACTAATCCCATTTGTTGAGATACCAGTTTTGCTATTAATTCAATTTCTTCTTTTTCACTCATTTTCTTTTCCTTTCAATAAATTTATGCACCCCATTATTTTATCTAAAACTGCAACCCCTAAAATATCAAACTTAACTAAACCAATTGATTCAAGATCTGACATTTCAAGACCAGCAATCATTTGCTTATTCTTTTTATCGTAAATCATAGGGCATATATCTTTTAAAGGTGTATGACTTATGACAATTCCAGCAGCATGTTTTCCTTGGCTACGCTTTGTTCCCTCAAGCCTAATTGCTTGTGCAAACTCTTTTGATAGCTTTCCTGTTATATTGCCCTGTTCGTCTATCTGACAATAATCTTTAAGCTTTGAAGGGATATTTTCTAATGCCCAACCAATGATTGATGATTCTCCACCATCTTCCTTCATTTCTTGAAGCTGTTCAGATATTTCAGCTTCATCAGGTATGTTTTTTGTAATAGCATTACTTTCATCAAAAGAGAAACCATGTGCCCTTAAAACATCTTTTAAAGCACCCCTGCCCTGCATCCTACTGTATGTTATCATTTGCGAAACATTTTCTTCGTTATACTTTGATTTAATATAGTCAATAACCTTGTCTCTTTTGGTGATTGGAAAATCACAATCTATATCTGGAAGACTTACATGACCTGGAACATTTCTTCCAGCATTGTAAAAACGCTCAAAAACTAAATTATGCTCGATTGGATCTACTTGAGTTATTCCAAGCAAATAAGAAATCATACAACCAGCACCTGATCCACGACCTCTTCCTGTTAACCACCCTTGTTTTCTAGCCCAATTGCAATAGTCTTGAACAATTAAAAAATAACCTTCAAGGCCAGCATCGCCTATAACAGAAAGCTCATTTTTAATTCTTCCAACATAGCTTTCAAACTTTGATGAATCTTTTTCTAAATCTGAAAACTTTTCTTTCCACCCATTTCTACAAAGTTCTCTTAAGTAATCATGTTCATTTTTACTTTCTGGACACTCAAAACTTGGCAAAACAGATTTTTTTGTTAAAGAATAATTTTCGCACATCTCTTCAATCAACAAACAATTTTTTAACTCTTCTGGTTCATGAAGAGCTAAAATTTCTTCAGTAGATGGAATGTAATACCTGTTTGATTTAAAAAAGCTAGACAATCCAAAATCTTCATGTTTGTCTAAAGACGATCTTACTTTAGAAAGAGTTGTTTCCATAGATGCACATAATATTATTCTTTGATCAGAAGCATCCTCTTGTTTAGCGTAATGAGCATCAGGAGTAGCTATTGCCTTAATACCAGTTTCCTTGGATAGTTTCCTAAGACATTCAGCAAGGACTACAGAACAGTGTAGGTTGTCTTTATCGAAAAGCTGTATTTCAATAAAAAAGTTTTCCTTGCCAAAAATATCTTGGTGTTTAGAACATAGCTTTTTAGACTCTTCAAACCAATCATCTTTAATTAAAGCTCTTGCTTCTTCTGGACTAGAACATTTATATGCTTCATCTGGAAAAATGCATCTAGCCAATTGGGTTCCTGGGTGTCCAGAGAATGCTATTAGGTTTTTTGAGTATGGTGCAAAATCTTCCAAGCTTAGTCTAGGCTTATAATAAAAATAATCTTTATTATTTGATAAAGATGATAGCTTTATAAGCTCAGACCAGCCAGAAATATTTTTAGCAAGAACGCACAAATGAGAATTTTTAGAATTAGTTTTATCATGAATTAAAGCACTTTGATTACATATGTAAAACTCGCATCCTATTATTGGTTTTATTTCTTCTGCAACACATGCCTTATTAAAAGAAATAGAGCCAGAAATAGTTCCATGATCAGTAAGAGCTATAGACTTGTGTCCAAGGCTTTTGGCTCTTTTTGCCATAGATTCTGGCTTTGTTAAACCATCTAAAAGACTGTAATGAGAATGACAATGTAGTGCTGTCCAATTATTCATGTGCTGTTCCTAAAAAAATTACTTTCTTAAATATTCTTTTACAATTAAACTAGACCAATTTTCCCAGTTCTTTTCTTCAACTTTAACGATTTCTTTTTTAACAAAAGAACCTTCTGCTAATGCTTCTTCTTTAACTTTAAAAGTTGAATGATCTTGAAGATTGACACTATAAACAACCCCAAAATGAACAGAGCTTACATCATTTGAGTCATCGTTTATCAATCCAATAAAGTGTGCATTTCTCAAATTGGAAAACTCAACTTCTTCTTCAATTTCTCTTTTACATGCATTAGTGATAGTTTCACCATTTAATCCATCACATGGATTAACATGTCCACCAATACCCAATGACCATAAATCATGCAATCTATTTTCAGATCCTTTTTTAGATCTTTGATAACAAAATGTTGAATCTCCACGATTGATCAAACAGTATGGTATAACCTGTTTATAAGATTTGTCGTTTTCTGCAATATCACGATCAATATAAAACATATTATCTGTCGAAAGAATTTTATCTCGTAAATTTTTTGCTTCAACTCCAGTAATGAATCCTTGAAACGAATCATTTTTCAATAATTCATTTTTAAAAACAAGAACCTTTTCACCATTGTATTTAGGTTCATATTTAACAATTTCTAGTGCAGGAGTTGGTGTTGTTCCAACTTCTTCTTTTTTGTTAGTAAAAACAATGTCTTCCCATCTCCAATCAGCCATTTTGATTCTCCCTATTAGATTGACCACCACCATCGCCATAAGATTTTACGGTATCTTTTTTGGCGTGTTTAACATACGCATTATTAATACCAAGTTGTATTAATTCTTGATGCATATAATCACATATCGATTCATTTTCAGAATCCTTATGTTTATCTTTGTAGAAGCTGCAAAGTCTAATGCATTTCCACTTATCTTTTCCATAGTCTATTATCCTTGATGGTCTATTGCAATTCTTAATTTTTTCAAATTCTTTTTTAATCATTTCTTCAGTTGTTTTTATGTCGTCTTTTTGAAAACACAAAGAAAATGGTCCACCAGCTTTAACAAAAAATATTGTCATAATTATCATGTTTTCATTTGGGTACAACTCATTTAAAGCATAATGGTATAATCTAAGCTGAAAATCATTGTACAAATCATCATAACCCTTTTCTTTTCCTGTTGACCAATTTTTTCTTTCCCCTGTTTTCCAATCAACATATTCTACCGTTTTTGAATCAACTCTTGTTATTAAGTCCATAGTTCCTTTTATTCGTAACTTTCCAGAAATTATTTGCCCATCTGGAAGAAAATAATCATAATTTGCCCAAGGCTTATCAATTTCAATGTCAAAATACTGTTCTGGCATGACAATATTTCTAGTTAGTGGTGAAAACATGCCATTATTAAATAATAGAACATCCCACAACCACTTAGTACATTCTTTAAAATCAACATCTGTCCACTCATGTGTGCTTTTGTTTTTATAATGATTAAAACCAGCCAATATTGCTGTTTCTGGTGACATTTCTGATGTTATAAATTCCATACCCAATTCAGAATCAGAGAACGAAATTGTTCCATTTTGTAGGCAAAGCTTTTTATTTGCCAACAATTCTAAACCCTTATGTACAACATTGCCTTTTTCTGCCTTTTTATTGGAATCATCCTTAAACCCAAGATTGTAGGTTAACCAATACTTGTGCTGACACCAAGAGTATGATGATACAGAACTAGACCTTAAGTAAGTTATAATCACTCTTTATCCAATCTAATTTCTTAAGAATTTTTAAAATTTCTACTTTTTGTTCTTCTTTTGTCATTTTTTGATTGTCTAGAACAATATCAAATTTTTCACTACTGTTCAACTCATTTTCGCTTATGTGATAATCGTCTTCTGTACTTTTTGTTAATCTTATAACAATTCCACCGTTTGCTTTAATGCTATCTACTTCATTTTCAAACCTTGCATCAGTAATAAAATTCAATGGACAATTACTATTTCTTATTTCGTTAAAACAAGCATTTATGTGTACATCTTTACACATTCTTCTGGCTATACCAGTTCCAAATTCCTGCAAAAATTCCCTAGCTGTCATTTTACCTGTTGGAGCTACTTCTTCTCGAATTTTAATTTCTTCGTAATGTGGAAGATCTTCCCATAAATAGTTTGTCAAAGTTTTTTTATCTTCAAATGATCCAAAAACTTGTTTGTGCTTTAAGCCAAAAAAATCAATAGCTATTTTTTTCATTGGTTGTGCAAAAGAATAAATGGATGACCTACAACCAAAAAGAGCCACAGAATTAAATGAAAGAAATCCAGCAATAGTATCTTTGCCAGAACCCTTTTTTCCAGAGAACCCAATTATTTTTTGTATCACAGCTTTTCCATAATAGGGAGTAAAAAACTTTTAACATCATCCACACTCATCTCACCAATATCTTTAAAGCCATTCGGCAATTTTGGCTTAATTATTTTGAACATTCTACCAAGAGAAGATTCTATGCTATTGCCAGCCTTTAAACCAGCCTCATCTGAATCAAACAGTAGGATTAAGTGCAAAGCTCCAGATGACTCTAATAAAATCTGCTGTGCATCTGTTAAAGAAGATCCAAATACAGCTAATGAATTTTTAATTCCAGATTCAGTAATTCTCCAAACATCTCCTGGTCCTTCTACCAATATGGCAACGCCAGTTTTTTTAATAGACTCAATCGCAAAATTATAATTATATAAATAGTCTTTCTTAGAAAAACCCTTGTTGTGACACCACTTAGACATATGAACATAACCATTGCAACTAGCTTCTTGTTTATGATAATGTTTACATGCTTCACACTTTTTATACTTTGTTCTTCCTGTGAATCCAACTATAAATTTTCCATCTGTGTCATAGACTGGAACAACTACCCTATCTTTAAATATTCCAATAGAGGAATTAGACTCTCCTATGTCATAATTATTTAAGCATTCTTCAGTGTAGCCCCTAGAAAGATAATACTTAGATGGTATTGACAAGCTTGATCTTACAGAAGTCTTACTCCACTTATCCTGTTTTTCTTTTGTGGTCTTTGTAAATGCAGAAGATTCTAATATGTTTTTAGGTTTATTTGTAGATAAATTATCATCAATTGAAAAATCGTACAAGCTTTTTATTAAGTACAATGTTTCTGCAAATGATGCTATTTTATCTCCAGATTTTGACCAATTATATTTACTATGACTTATCAATCCTCTAATAAAACCAATGGTGTTATTTATAAAACTTTTTTCACAATGGTGCGTGTAACATATCCAATTTCCAACATGCGTATTACCAGATGTAAAAATGTTAAATGCAGTCTTATTATCTCCACCATGTATTGGGCATGGGCCAGAAAGATAAGCATCCGTATAATTTAATTCAATATCGAAGTGATTTAAAACAACATCTATATTTTTTGAAATTATTTTATTTGCTAGTTTAAAATCAATTTGTTGCTGAGATTTCATCTGGTAATTCCTCTATTTGAAAACCGTTATTAATTCTTGTTGATCTAAGTTGATGAAATTCATTTCTAGTTGGTCCTTCTGTTATTCTTCCATATTCATAATTTGCAGATATGTTTATATAATCACCAGCATCAATACCTTTGCCATGTCTTGCAACAACTGGTATTAGTTTTAAATTATATGAAACATTATTCTGAGAAACACTTTCATCTGCCATTTCTTCTTCTGTTTTACGCTTATATATTGAAAAATTGCTGCACAACCACAAAATTCTATCGGAACCTGATGCAACATCTGTATCCTCTCTTGTTATGCCATCTCTATTTAATTGAGTAAAGGCTAAACAAGCAACACCATACTGAACCATAAAATTGTGAAGGCTTGTCATTAAAAAACCTAACGCTTGATATTCAGCAATGTTTTTTGATATTGTTCCATCATCCATCAATTTTATATAGTCTAGAACTATCAAACATGGCTTTGCTTTACCAAAATCATCTAAACCAACATCTTTTATAACCCATCTTCTAGCAAGACTTAAAACTTCATCAAAGCTTTTTCCAGCAATAGACTTATACTTAAACGGCATATCTTTCAATGCTTTTGAAGCATCGTGAACCCTTTTCTTTTTTGAGGAATCTTTTGAAAAAGAACCATTTTCAATTTCCTCAATTTTAATATTTCCAATACAAGCTAATAATCTATGCCAATGATCTTTCGCTGTCATTTCAGTGTCAAACATTAAGACAGGTATACCTTGTTTAGCAACATTCATTGCAACATTATCTGCAAAAAATGATTTGCCTGTTTTCATTCTTGCACCAATCAAATTAACTGTGCCAGGTCTAAGACCGCCACCAATAGCCCTATCGTAAACTTTAAATCCAGATGAAATGCCAAGTTGAGATATTGGATTATCTTCTAAAAACTTTACATATTCATCTAGACCTTCAGATATTTCTTTTGGGGTTGGATCTTCTGCATTCGAAATTTTAAAAGTTTGATCTAAAACAGTTGCTTCTGCAAGAGAAACTATTTGCGAAATAGGTTCGTCACCTGTCATGCCCAAAAGCTCATTTGCACAATTAGATAAGTTGTAAGCTAAAGTCTTAGCAATTTGCATCTTTTTTAATTTTGCTGCTGCTTTTTTAGCATTAACTATTTCAACTGGCAATAATGTCAAAGATCTAAGATATTTAGCTTGATCATCTTTTTGAAAAAACTGCTGTATTTTTAAAGAATTTGCTACGGCTATAATTGATGGTATATCAGCTTTTGAATCTTTTTCATTTACTATTTTTACCAAGCACTTATATATCGCAGATGTTTCATCAGAACTAAAACTGTTTTCATCAACAATATCGCAAATTTCAATATAGCAATCATAACCCTTTTGAAAAAGAGCAGCCAATATAACTCTTTCAGACGCAACATCGTTCATTATCTACTCGAATTTCTAATGCACTTAATGCATGTAAATGGTGCTGATTCAGAATCAATTGTTCTAAACTTATGTTCTTCTTTTGTTACCTTCATACCGCATCCACACCTAG